CACCACTCCCGTGTGTACTACGAAGCCTGATACTTCTATCTGATGGCGTAATGAACCCGCCGGATGAGCTAATAGTAAACTCACCACCAGCACCACCTACAATAAAATCCCTACCACTACTAATCCATGAGATAGGACTAGCTATGTTATCACTAATAAGCAAGTCAAGCGCATCGGAATCATCAGCACCGGCACCAAAGTTAGTGAAGTTATTAGTTTGAGATCCCCATATATTCTGTGGCTGTTTAGTAGTTCCTCCTAGCCACATGCGTTCCTCGAAGAACCCAATAGCCTTTGGGTAGCCATGCGTAGCTGTCCATGAGGATTCTTGTAAAGTCCATACATCTGTAGCTGTAGTACTATCTAGTGCTTTAACCACTTCCCCACTAGCAACAAGAACACTAGTAACTGTATCAATACGTACAATACCATTTTGAATATGGACGTACATACCAATATGTGTTTGCTGTGCTGTGTTTTTCCAAGTGTTTGCCACAGTGGTAAGAGTACACGTAGACCCCAGAGTTTTGCTTCCGGGTGTTACAGTAGTATTTGGAGATAAACTTATACTCCAGTCACCACTAGCTATAGCAGATGTGCCGGGGAAATCAATAGTGATATCACATACTACATTAGTAGTATTTGTGTACGTTACTATGAGAGCGGTGCCAAGTAGTTCATCAGTTGCCGCGTCCCTATATATTAGTTGTCGTCCTACATCATTAGTCCTAAATGAATCTGCACCAGCAGTAAAGGTCACACCAGTACCAGTGGCGGCGGCAGGAGTAAGTGTAGTATTTGGGAACTCTCCACCCTCAAATGTAGCACCGGGGGAAAACGAAATGTCTTCTAGTGTCCATACTGTAGAAGATGCTCTGTGTAATCTAGCAGTCGGGTATGATTCATGTGCTATATATAGATCATCACCAAATTGAGCAACCTCTAAATCAAATACATCTGCTTCTACATACGTAGTAGTTAGTTCAGGAGTAATCTTATAGTCTTCACCAGACACAAAGATATCATCAGCGACACTTAGGGTAGTGAGGCTATCTACAGCAGTTACAGTTGTGTTGGTTAGGTCAGTAGTATTAAATATACGATCGCCGACAGCTACTCCGTCAGTTACAAAGTCTGCCGTAGTATCTACTAGTTTAGTAGCAGTTGTAGTATCAGTGGTTCCACTAGACCTTATTACGTAATCACCGTTCTCAAAGAACCTAACATATAGATCACCAAACTCTAGTATAAACACATCACCAACAGATCGCTGGAACTTAATGAGCCTTGTGTTGTCAGCAGAATCTTTAACAGTTCCTATGTATTTACTACCGTTCCTTTTAATAATTGGTCCGTGTGGTAGGCATATACAGTTAGTGGCAGACTCTAAGGCTGTGCGGTACTTAGGTATGTCGGTTCTCCCGTATAGCCTAGGGGAGAATATACCAGAGTTAAATGAGAACTGTGCTACTGGGATCTTCTTACTCATCCACGTACATCCTTGAGTTCTTCCGTATATATGATATTGTCAACATGACTACTGTTGAGTCCGTCTAATGCAATGCCTTCATCTAAATAGAACTGTAGTTCTTGGAATAGGCTTTTCTTGAGATCTAAGTTGCCAGTGAGTGTATAACACATCCTATGTGCTAATCGTAATACAACGGCACGCTCAAGCATTGAGTCCCATTTCTCTGTGTCTGTCTGGTATCCTTTATATTGTATCTTAACTGATGCCTCGTCACACAGTAAGTACCCAGATTCTATACTATGTGGAATGTCCCCCGGCAGTAATTCATTTACCTTTAAAAGTCCTAGAAACTTAGGATCATTAGGCAACGAGTATCTATAACTAAATCCCCAATCAGGTGCAGTAGCATCCCTAGCTAATGTTTGCCTAAACGTAGCAGATGAGAAAGCACCGACTGTCATTATTTCTTTTGCAGTTGCGTCAAATATAAGATTAGCCAAAGTAGCACTATCAACATTATCTGATAAAGATGTTATTTGATCCTTACCAAGTTCTGCGGATAGAGCAAAGTTAGCTATTTGTACTTTCGATGCCATCCAATGCTTCCTTTATTTGTTTTAACATATCCAATGGGATACGGATTCCTATTCGCCCGAAGTTGGTACCCTTACGATTCATCTCAACAGATACACCCGGCTCATTCTGCTGTAAGAACTGCCCATCGGCATCTAGCTTAGACAGAGTTATATCAATATCATCTAGCTGTAAGCACACTGAACGCCCGTGGTCTACTATCTGGTGTAGCTTCTTAGGGAACGCTGAGAGTGCGTGCTTGTACTTCGGCGGGTCCATCAGTGGTGCTATTCTCTTTTCAAAATCTTCTAATGATTCCATACGTTTTGTGTTATATAGTGCTGGGTATACAGTGGACTCTGATCCCGCAGTTACCCACAGAGTGGGCTTTTTAACTGGTATTTCTATTTGATCTATGTGCATAAGGTAAAACACAGGGGCCCCGAAGGACCCCCGTATCCTATTACTCCACAGCGTAGGTCACAACCAACGAGATGTCTCCATCTTGGTGGGTTGCGGCAGCTACAGCTACAGTGAACGCGATTCGCAGTGGAACATGGGGATCTTCTGGCAAGCCAGCATCTTCCCATACGTAGTTGTTAATGAGGTTGATATTACGAACTGCGTAAGCAAGTTCAGTACCAGCAACATTAGCAACACCCAAGAACGTAGACGTGGTAGAGGTAAGCAACGTTCCCGTGCCTACATCACCATACGAGTTTTCGTCGATGAGTGCGTTAGCCGCATACGTAGTTCCTGCGGACGTGGTAAACTTCGTGCCTCCGTTATAGATACCAAGGTTTGCATCCAAGGTAGGAGTCGCATGAGCGTCAACTACATCGTTATACAATTTGATACTGATAATTTTAGCATTTGATGGAACCTCTGCCATGTACCAGATGTCACCGTCGTCAGACGTGTCAGCAGTTACAAGAGCGCGAGTCTCCAAGAAAGTACGAACCTTACCGCCTACACTTGCGGCCTCCAACGGAGCCCGTGGAGTAGCATCAAGCAATGTCATGTTCACACCTTTAGCAGTTGAAACGGCCATTAGTTACTCCTTTCTTAAGCGGCTTGGACACACTGAATCTGGACGATTTTCTCTTCTTCGATTCGAGTGGCACCAAAGGTTGCGGAAGCGAATACCTGAGTGTTATATGACTTGTCGTCACGCTCAGACATACGTACCTGAATATCTTGACCCAAGGCCAGCCCGATTGCGGACCTCGTGAAAGCAAGACAGATTACTGGATCGGTATCAGTACCATCAGCCGTACCGGTCAAACGCTCGGTATGGATAATGTTAAACCCGCCCCAGAAGGGAAGTTCGCCATTAGCCATTGGCTTACTGGTGTTGATATCGAAATCCTTTACGTCAGAATCCTGCATCAACGCAGAAATAGCAGACGAGTTAAGGATAAGGAACATTTCCTCGTTCATGTCGATGTCTTTTTTGCGAAGCAAACGTCGAGCTTCCATAACTTTAGCGGCGGTGATATTGCTATCAGCCGTACCAAAGTCTTCATCAACAATCATACCTGTATCAAATACGACACTAGAGGTGGCGTCAGAGGCATCAACTGCGGTTGCACTGCCTACCGCTTTTGAGATAATCTCATCGTCGATAGCGCGTCCAATCGCCCATGCACCTGCCATAGCATAGTCACTCTGGGGATTAATGAGTGCGCGGATCTTGTCATTGGAATCAATGAGATCAGCCCATTCGTAATCGTCCATAGAAACTCTGCGTCTTGAGTGTGGGGTGTCGATCAGAGGGGTATCACCATGTCGGGATACTTTCTTCTGAGCCACCGTCGCACCCAAGCGATCAAAGTGATGGTATTTGCCCTTAACCCTCTCTATTTTGACAGCGTTCATCAACTTAGAACCACGGGCTTGCGCCAAATGGATCAAGTTGTTACTGAACTGCTGTACAAATGCCACTGGATATTGTACGGACATTTTATACTCCTAGAGATAGTAAAGATTAAATTAGATACATAGTAATTTATGTATCCGAATGTAAGCTCATCTCTTGGATAAGACTACCCGGCTTGTTTGCACCGGACCTCTCCTGTGAGTTTTCCATTCATTCGGACCCCGAAGGACTCCCCGACTTTTTAGGACGGTTATACTGTCGCTTACTTAGACAGTACCACCAGAAATTACTTCGTGATACTTAAGCATCTTTTGTACTGCATCCTCGTCACCTTGGAAATACGGGTGATTGGGGTTACTCATAATTTCAGAGATCTTATCTTTTGCCTCTTCTACACTGAGACCATAG